GGGATTTTCGAGACTCTTCGGCCAACGCCTGGAACCGGCCCGTGGAGGCATCGCGCAAATACGTCAAGTTGTTCATTTTTGTTCGCCCCTTCAGAAGGCCAGCCGTGTCACGATGAAGCCGATGATGTTTTCAGACAGCCGGGTGTTCTGCTGCACTTGGCGTAGGGCCACTGTGTCGCCAGGCACCAGCCGGGCAAAACCTGCCAGATTGACCCGCCGGCCCATTCCGGCGTAGGGCGTTGTAAAGTGGTCCACGCTCGGCGCTTCGATGAGCGATGTGGTCGCGCCATTGATCTCGACGGACAGGGGTCCGCTGAAGATCCCGGCGTCCAAAGACACCATCCAGCAGCACGCCGAAATGCCGTAGACGCCCGCTTTCGCAATGACCACGTTGTCGCCAAGCGTTGTGATGTCGCCGGCCTGGACCACCGTGCAGCCGGCCAGCGTCATCTTGGCGCCCACACCGCCGGTCGGCACCGTGACCGAATCGCCATCAAAAAAGCTGATGAACTCGACCGGCAAAGCCAGGTTTTCATGCGCTTGCTCGCGCTCGGCCTCGGTCAGTATTTGAGGCCCAGAGAAGTTGAGAGAAATATCGGCGAGCAAGTCGGCCAGCTCGCTCTCGCTGTATCCCCAGCGTTCCCACTTGGTGACGTCGGTGCCTGGCTCCACCGCGTTGGCCACCAAGGCGCGCCAGCTCAGGCCGCCGTGCATCACGACGGCCTTGTTCGGGTAGCCGAATTCAGCGGCAAGGGCCGAATCCCATGGCGTGACGTTGGCCAGGCGCTGGAACAGGGAGCGGTTGGCCAGCTGCTTGAGCGGGAGCACTTCGCTCGAATCGGCGCCGCCGTCGAGCACGTCGCCATCGGCGTATTGGTAGACGCCTGCGGGCCAGTCGTTGCTTACTGCGATGTTGGACATTTAGACGGTTCCTCGGGTGTAGCCATCGCCCCTGCGGTAGCCGAGGCCACGCAGCAGGGGCGCTTTGGGGTGGTTCATCTCGACCAGCCAGCAGCAGTTGCGCTTCACGCGGTCGAGCGCGTTGCGCAGGATCTGGAACTGGCGGTCGCTGATGGGGTTGGTGAGCACGATGGAGAAGGTGGCCCAGTCGGCGGCCTTGGCGCGGCGCCACACGCCGTGTCGGCCAGCGCCATCACCCCGGCGGCGCGCGCCGGGCGTCTCGATCACCTGGGCATTGGGGTGGCCCAGCAGCTCCAGCATGAGCTTGATGCCGGCCACGGTGCCGCGCAGCTCGTTGATGCGGCGGGCGTTTTTCACCATGTCGCGCTGGAAGCGCTCGGGCCAGGCCGTGTCGAAGAAGTCGAGGCGGAAGGCCCAGGCCAGCAGCGGGAGCCAGGCCATGGGGCAGGTTTCGGCGTCGGCCAGGAAGGGCACCACGCGCGCCAGGCCGCTGGTGCCGGCGCGGCCGGCCACGGTGCCCCAGAGGCGTTCGCCGTCGAGCTGGTCGAGCGCGAGCTCCAGCGCCGTGGCGTTGGCGGGCAACACCACGCCGGCGCCTGGCGTGTAGTTGGTGAGGCGAGCGGGCGTGGTCATTGCGCGTTGCCCACCCACTCAACGTTCACCCAGGTGCAGCGCGCCACGCGGGTCGGGTCGCACACCACGTCTTCGGTGGGTTGCGTCACCTCGACCCGCTGCACACCGGCCACGTGGGCCGCTGCGGCGATCGCGCTGCGCGTGGCGTCCATGCCCACGGCGTAGAGCCGGGCCACCAGGGCATTCAGCGCGGCGGTGGCTTCGGTGGTCTTGGCCGCGGCGTCGGCGCCGGGGTAGGTCCAGATCCGCACATGGGCGGCGTACAGCCACACGGCCACCGGCTGCACGATCACGCGCTCGCACAGCGGGCGCACCTCCAGGTCGTTCAAGCGGGCCTCCACCGCGGCCAGCGCTTCTGGCGTGGGCTGGCCATCTTCGGCCCGGCCCATGACGGCAACGATGGTGGTGCCGGGGTAGGGTGTTGACACACCAGCGTCGAGCACGTCGGCGTGCGCGCTCAGGGTGTGGAACAGGTAGGCGTCGCGCGGGCCGGCGGTGCTCCAGCTGGCGGGCTTGAGCTGCAGGCGGCGGCGGTAGGCGGCATCGGCCTCCAAGACCTCGGGCACGGCGCCCACGGCGGGGGTGATGACCAGGCGCGGCTCCTGGTAGTAGGTGAGGCCGATGTGGTCCAGGTCGGCGCCCAAGGCAAACGCGAGCGTGAGCGCCAGGGCTTCTTCGTTGTAGCGCTGGCGCAGCAGCAGCTCACGGTAAGCGCCGGCCTCGACCAGCTTGGTCAGCGGCTCGGATTCGAGCGACAGCACGGCCGCGCACTCGGGGTGCAGCTCGATCAGCCGGGCCTTGCGCTGGGCGATCAGGGTTTCAACGTCCAGCGCCTCGACGATCGCCGGGCGGGGCAGGGCGTCGAGCGTGATGTCTGCAAAGGCTTCTCCGCTCATACCGGGACCTCCAGTTGCACGTTGCCCGCTTCGAGCTGCAGATCCACCGCGAACACGTGGCGGCCCTGCATGCCGGTACCGGCTTCGTCGCGCAGCAGCTGCACGCGCGCCAGGCGCAGGCGCGGTTCCCAGCGCAGCAGCGCGGCGGCTGCGGCGCCGTAGCAGCGGGTGCGCTGCACCGCGGTCATGGGCGCGTCGATGTAGTCGGGCACGTTGCTGCCGTACTGGCGGCGTTCCACGCGGGTGCCGATGCGTGTGCTCAGGATGTCGCCGATGGATTGCGCCAGGTGCAGGGTGTTGCGGATGGCGCGGCCCGTGGTGGCGTCCATGCCCTGGAAGTCTGCAATGGTGGTCATGGTCAGTTCACCGGCGGGGTGACCGGCGCACCGGCCACCGGGTAGATGATTTCGTGGATGTGCGTCTTGTCGATCGACACACCGTCGTGGGTGACCGTGCCGCCTTCTTTGGTGAGGTTGCCGCCGGTGCAGATCACGTCGCCTTCGAGCGTGATGGTGCTGGCCTTGATCGTCACGGGAACGGCCGAGTCGACCAGCAGCTGAGAGCCGTCTTTGCGGATCTCGGTACCGTCTTCGAACAGGATCAGGTCGGTGGCTTCGTCGGTGTCGGGCTGCTCGATGGCTTCGGTGTTGTAGAGCGCGAGGATGACGCCCTGCCGGCTGTCGCCAGAAGGGCAGGCAATCACCACCTGAGTGCCCACGCGGCAGGGCCGCCAGCGGCGGTAGTTGTTGCCGATCTCTTCGGGCAGGGGCAGAAAGTCGGTGATCAGCTCACCCGACTGCACCCGGGCCCGCGGCGGCACGATGGCGTAATCGATCTCGTACAGCGTGCCCAGGCGCACGAGCAGGTTCAACGCGCGCTCGTTGTCGGCGTTGTTGAACTCGTCGCGGGGGGACTTTGCAGGCATGCCGCCATGGTCCCAGCCCTCGCGCGAGAGGGCTACCGGCGGGCGTTGGCATTGCTTGGATTGCCAACGGGGGCGGCGCGCGGTGGCGCCGCTTCAGGGTGGTGTCAGTTCACCAGTTCGCAGTCGTCGGACATGGGGGTCTTGGCAACGTCGCCCTTGCCTTCGCACTCCATGGTGACTGTCGAGCCCTTCCGGACCTGGGCAAGCGCCTGTGCGGCCTTCTTGTCGAAGCCGAATTGCGGCTCCATGAACTGGTTGACGCCACCACGCAGCACGATCACCGGGTCGCCCATGAAGTCGGTGTTGATGTCTGTCACCACGCCGGACACCCGGAAGCGCAGACCCTTGAATCTGGTGTCCGCGGCCACGGTGTTTTCATCGTAGGCCTGGGCCAGCTCTCGGGCTGTGACTTCCGGCAAAGGCTCGTGCTCGGGGGCGTCCGCTGGCTCACTGGCTGCTGAGCTGCTGTTGCTGCCGCTGCTCGGCGCCTTGTCGTCGGAGAACATGGCCGCGACGACTCCCAGGAGGAACAGACCGAGCAATGAGTAGGCGACAACCTTGAAAAACGTCTTCATGTGGATCCCTGTAGATGTAAGCAAAGTTACATTCTAGAGGTCATTTAAGCAGGTGCTGTTCCAGCGCTTCCCACACGATGCGCTCGGTCTTGTCGCTCACGCCGAGCAGCTGGCGCACGGGGTAGCGCACAGGCCGCCAGCCGGGTCGGGGGGCGTCCATCTCGCCATGCTGGTGCACGCGGGCGATGCGCTCGGCGCGGGTTTTGAAGCCGACCAGGCCTTCGCTTTCATCGGCCTGGGTGACCATGTGTTTGATGAGGCGCAGCCGGCGGAACATCGGGCCTTTGGCCTGGTCTTTGCGCGCTTGAGCTGCGGCGCGCGGGGCGAAGCGCTGGCCTTCCGGGTCCACCTGGCGGGCGATGCGCTGGCTCTGCTCGCGCCGAACGGCCTGCACGATGCCACGCATGAGCCGGCGCCGGCCTGGCGCTTCGAGCGCGTTGTACAGGGCTTCGAGAACGGCGGTGTCGGTGGCCATCGGGTGGCGGCCGGTCAGCGCGGCAGGAACGAATCGGGGTCTGGCACGGCGGCGGCGCAGGCGGCGAACTCGGGGCCGTCGAACACCACGGTTTCGGTGTAGGGCAGCTGGAACTGCAGGTCGACCATTTCGTGGCTCATCACGTCCACCTCGAACTGCAGCGCGTCAAGGCTGGCGTTTTCGTGGGTGCGCAACCACAGCGCCAGGGCGCGGGCGATGGGGTGGGCGCTGTGGCGCCAGTCCGTCACGATGACGATGGCGGTGGCTTCGTAGCGCAGGCCTGCGCCGGTGTCGACGATGCGGCCGTCGCGCAGGAATGTGAACAGCTGGTCGGCCTCGATGGGCTTGGCGGTGGCCGCGGCGATCACGGCTTCGCGGAGCTGCTGCAGTTTGCTCATGGGGCGCTGCTCAGTCCCAGAGCTTCACGCGCCGGTCGGTCATGGTTACCGGGGCGGCTGGCAGGTTGATGACGATGCCGGCGGGAAGCAGCACGGGCTGCTGGCACAGGCCTGGGTTGGCCTGCAGGACCATGGCGGTGGTGGTGCCGTCGCGGCGGCCGTAGGCGCGCAGGGCCAGCTCATCGACCATGTCGCCTTGTTTGCTGGTGATCTTCATCATGGCGGTGCGGACCGGTTACAGCAGCTCGACGGTGCGGCGGCGCACGCCGGTGATGTCGGCAATGGCGTGTTGCGCGTCGCGGCGGTAGGCGTCGATGCGGCCTTCCATGGCGTCGGCGCGGCGGTCGCCATCGGCCGTGCTGTCGAAATCGCGGTAGCGCTCGGCGAGCAGGGCGTCGGCGGTGCTGTGCACGGCGCGGAGGTAGCGCTCTTCGTAGTAGTCGATCGCCTGGTGTTCGGGTGCGACCAGGTCGCTCAGGCAGGTAACGGTGGGGTCTGCCGCTTTTCGC